TAAAATGAGGACGCACCTTTTGTACATGGCTGAACACTATCAAAAACTTACACACGTCGAGCACATCCTGAAACGACCTGACAGTTATGTCGGGTCGCTCATTCCGGATGTTCAGGACACGTGGCGCCACACCCCAGAAGGGTTTGTGCGTGCACAGGTGACGGTCGCACCCGGACTTGTTAAAATTTTTGACGAAATTCTGGTGAATGCGATTGACCAGCATACGCTCCATCCCAAAAAGGTGACCCGGATTGACGTCTCATGGAAGCCCGACGGCACAATCACGGTCAAGAATAACGGTGACGGAATTCCGATCGAGAAGCACGCGACCGAAAACGTCTGGCTGCCCGAGCTCATCTTTGGGCACCTTTTGACATCCTCAAACTATGACGATACGAAGGAGCGGGTGACCGGCGGTCGGAACGGTTACGGCGCCAAACTGACGAATGTGTTTTCGAAAGAGTTTTCGGTCCGAATCATTTCGGGCGGGAAACGCTACATTCAACATTGGTCGAGGAACATGGCGGTCGTGGGCCCGCCGGACATTAAGGATGTCAAGGGTGCCGGTGGTGTCGAAATCACATTCGAGCCGGACTGGGCTCGTTTTGGCGGGAAACACCTGGAGGCGCTCCAGACTATCGTAACGCGCCGCACGTGGGACGCGGCCATGTGTTGTCCAAAGGCGCACGTCTATCTCAACGGTGAGCGCCTTTCGGTCGATTCGGTCGAGTCGTACGCCAAGATGCACACACAGGGTCCGCTTGTCGCGCTCGGAAAGGATATCGTCGTGGCGCACACGGACACGGGAAAGTTTGAACAGGTTTCGTACGTCAACGGTATCGCGACGACGCAAGGTGGTACGCACGTCGAACGGTTTGTCACACAGCTTGTTGCGTCGCTCGGTCTCAAGGATATTCGGCCGGCTCAAGTCCGGGCGTCCCTCTGGGTATTTATGCGGGCGACGCGCGACCGGCCTACGTTTTCTTCTCAAACTAAAACCGAGTGCACATCAAAAGATACGACCGATTATGTTTTTCGTCCTGCCTCCATCAAAGCCATCCTCGCGTGCGGTCTTGCTGATGATATCGCTGCACTTACTCTTGCAAAGACGGAGAAGGAATTGAAGAAAACAGACGGCACGAAAAAGTCACGCGTCAACGTGGCCAAGCTCGACGATGCAAACTGGGCCGGGACGGCGCGGTCGCACGAGTGCACCCTCATTGTGACCGAGGGAGATTCGGCCAAGACGCTCGCGGTCGCAGGTCTGTCGGTCGTCGGTCGAAACTCGTTCGGCGTCTTTCCTTTGCGCGGCAAGCCTCGAAACGTTCGAGACGCGTCCGTCAAACAACTCACGGACAATCAAGAGTTTTCGGATCTCAAAAAGATTTTGGGGCTTCAGCACGGCAAGACGTACAAGTCGCTTCGCGAACTTCGGTACGGCCGGCTCATGATTATGACTGACGCGGATCTGGACGGGAGTCACATCAAGGGTCTTGTGCTCAACATGATTCATCACTTTTGGCCCGAGCTCATCCGCCTCGGGTTTGTCGTCGCCATGGTGACACCCGTAATCAAGGCCGGGTCGACCTGGTTTTTCACCGAGTCGGCGTTTCGCGAGGCGGCACCGCGCGGCGCGGTCAAGTACTACAAGGGTCTCGGTACATCGACGAGCGCCGAGGCCAAGGAGTACTTTCGACAGATTGAACGTCTGACTGTTCGTTTTGATGCCGACCCAGAGACGGACACGTCGATGACGCTCGCGTTTGCAAAGTCTATGGCTGATTCGCGGAAAGAGTGGCTCGTCCGTCACATGGATGCAAAGCCGGCATACATTCCGTACGGACATGTCGAGCGTCTGTCCGTGACCGACTTTGTCCATCGCGACCTGGCCAACTTTTCGGCCGAGGACATTCACCGGAGCATTCCGCACGTCGCAGACGGTCTCAAGCCCAGTCAGCGCAAGGTGCTCTACGCATGCCTGAAGCGCAACCTGACGAGCGACATGAAGGTGGCCCAGCTGGCCGGTTACGTCGCCGAGCACACTGCGTACCATCATGGCGAAGCGAGCCTCCAGGGGACCATCATCGGTCTGGCCCAAAACTTTGTCGGGTCGAACAATGTTGCATTTCTCGTGCCGAGCGGCCAGTTTGGAACGCGTCTCATGGGTGGAAAGGATGCAGCCAGCCCTCGTTACATTTTCACGCGCCTGGCGCCCTGTACGCGCAAGGTGTTTGACCCGTCGGACGACCCGGTGCTCAAGTACACCAAGGAGGATGGCCAGACGGTCGAGCCCGAGTGGTACGCGCCGATTGTGCCGACCGTGCTGGTCAACGGCGCCGAAGGCATCGGCACGGGATTTTCGTGTTTTGTTCCGCCGTACAAGCTCGCGGACATCCTGACGAACATTCGGAATGCGCTCGACGGACACGCGATGGTTCCTATGGTTCCGTACTACGAGGGCTTTCGCGGAACCGTGACGCGCAAGGGTGACCATTCATGGGTCTTGACGGGCACGGCCGAGGTGTCTGGTGGTTTTGTGCACGTGACCGAGTTGCCTCCCGGACGATGGATTCAGGATTTCAAAGAGACGCTGGATGAACTTGTCGAGAAGGGCACAGTGTCCAAGTACGAGAATCACTCGACCGAAACCAAGCCGGACTTTCGAGTGTGGGGACCGGTCGAGGCGCTCAACCTTTCGCGGACGATTCACACGTCGAACATGTACCTGGTTGGGCCGAACGGTGCCATCAAAAAGTACAACAGCCCAGAAGAGATTCTGGTCGACTATCTCGAAATGCGCGTACGGATTTACGCGAAGCGCAAGGCGTACACACTGAAACAGCTCGAGGCCGAGATTGCATGGCTGTCTGAAAAGGCACGGTTTATTCGTGACGTAGCGATTCACCCGAAGATGATCGTCTTCAACGAGACGATCGAGCGGATCCATGTTCAGCTTCGTCGGGAAAAGTACGCCGAAGAGATTTGGCCAAAGCTGCTCGACATCAAGACGTACCAGTACACAAAGGAAGAGGTGACGAAGCTCGACACGCTCTGTCAACAGAAGACGGCCGAGCATAACGCCTTGGCGGGCATGAGCGTGTCGGACCTATGGAAACAAAATCTGAACGCATTGTAGATGTCACTTTCGCTTTTACAAGTTCGAAATGTGGCCCAAAATACACTATTGGAACCGGTGCCTAGCAGTGAAATGTCACCCGAAGAAATTTTTGCATACCATAAAAGGGAATTTCAAGTGACCGTACCAAATTCGACGATTCAGACACTGCTTGTCAGTTTGCAGGCGGTCACAACAGATGCAGCCCTGCTCGCCTTGCTTCCGGGTCTTATGCAAGCAATCGACGCCATCATTCCACCTGTTCACGCTCCGACGTCCCTGAACGATATTCTTTCAGAAATTCGTCGGTTTCAGGCGTTGGCCGATCCGATTGACCAACAAATTTTGTTCATCGGTTATTTGCCAATGATTAATCGTATTGTCAATGTAGAGCCTCTCCGGGACGCGCTCGGCACCCCTCAACAACCTGACGTCATAGAAACATTCGTGTCCGACTTTGCGACTCGTCTCACGACACTCCAAAAACAAGTGACCCCGCCCGAAGAGTCACCTGGGCCGCCTCCGTTTGGCCGCAAAGAACGTTCACCAATCTACTTGCAATATCGGAACAGTTATCAGATTGCCCGGAGCGACACGGACCGACTTCGGTCACTCAACGCCTACCGCAACTTTATCAACAATGTCATCGATGGTGGAAACCGAACAATCGAACGTCTTCCGACGTCTACATCGGTTCAGGGATTTTATACTCCGTCTTTCGACCCGAAAGCCGGGAACTTTATGTTGTACATTACGGAAGCGACCCCCGGACTTGAAATCAAGCCCGGATGGATTGTCAAGGGTCTCTCCGGTGTTTACGGAAATGTCGCAGTTCAGTCTTACACGGCAAATGTGTATTCGGACGCGCTCATCAACCCTGGGCCGCCCGCTATTTCATTTCCGTATGTTTCGAGCGCGGTTGTCAAGGCGGATGCACCAAACCTCGACATTCGACCGAGTTCCATCATGCGTTTCACTCTTTTTCCGCCAGATTATTTGGAAGGTACCGTGACGGCTAATGTCACAGCCGCGCCGAGTTTCGGTCTTTATGACGCCCGGGTCTACGACGACACAAACATTATCGGTCATGCAGACATCGTGCGCGACCTCAATTCGAATGTCTCGACGAGCGAAGGCCACGAGGTGTATCACACGGTGGTCGACCGCGGTTCGGGAACCGGTGCGCTCATTTCCATGGCAGCGATTGGCGCACAGGAACCTTACATGTTTGGCGGTCAATCAAACTGGATCCCGGAAGTCAAACAGCACACGGCATTTTCGCTCACACACCGTCTTTCGCTGCCATTGGCGAACGTCGGAGGATATCTCGGAAAAACTGTCCAGGTGGATCTCTTCCCGAGAGAGTGCGGCGACCTCTTGTCGAACATGTATCTTCAATGTTCTTTGCCACCTTTGCCGTCCGGAAACGCCTATACGGAACTCATCGGCCGGGCTATCATCGACAAGGTGGAGTTTTTGGTCGACGGCATCGTCTACGAAAGTATTACTGACGATTGGTACGTGATTCAAGACCAACTCTTCCTCGATGCGGACGAGAAGCTCGGCATGTACCAGGCGGTCAGCAACGGCACGCCCGAGGGCACGAATGTCGATGCAACCTCGGCCATCAATCTCATCGTGCCGCTCGACTTTTTCTTTTGTCACCGTTTTACACACGGCCGAAAACGCGACAAGCCATACTTTCCACTGTGCGCCGTCACACTGTCGACCGTGTCCGTCCGGTTCACATTCAACAAACAATCATGGATCACCGCATCGACCAATCCGATCGACTTGATAAATCCACGGTTGCTCATCGAGGAGGTGCATCTGACACCCGAAGAACGCATGTACTACCGGTCACGCCCTTTGACATTCAAGGTGCCGCGCGTGTGGAAGGAGGCTCGGCAGACGTACACGAACGGTCTGGCCCGTCTCAACTTTACGGCGAATTTCCCCGTGACAATGATGGTCTGGTTCGTCAGAAACAAAGCGTACGAAGCGGACGATCGAAACTTTTTCGAGTCGCGGTACGCGTACGGATACACGTCCGAGTACATTCAGAGCGCGACGCCCGTGACGTTCTTTAACGGCGTGTCGCTCAGGTACATTGATACGATCGAATACGCGACACTGTACCTCAACAACAATAACGTCCTGTCCAATTTTCCGGGCGGTCTGTACTATACGTTCAAACAGCCAATCGACCATGGTCTCTCCGTGCCGACAAAGAATCTGTACATGTACTGTTTCAGCGAGCGGCCAGCCGTGTACAATTCGGGCGGCGCGCTCGATTTTGCGTCACTCAATGCACAGACGTCCCATTTGGATATTAAATTTTTGGACACATATGCACCTCAGATTGCATCCCAATTTTCTCTAAATCTGTTTTATTATGGCTATGTGACTTTGAATGTGCAGGACGGTCTGTGCACACTTTTGAGCTAATCATATAGTCGACAATTCCATTTTGGAGACACCACCGAAGAAAGTTGAGCTGGGCGCACGTCGTCGTAAACCCCTTGAACTCAATACGCTCCGTGCGACAAAACGGATCGAACAACTTTTTGGAATACCCATCCAGACTCGACTTGTATGCCACGTGGACGGTAAACTGACGACCGTTCGGCGTCTGATATGTGACGTGTTGCTGCTTCGAATAGTTGGTCACAAACCACTCGAGGTTTCGTAGCGAAATACCCTTGCGGTGCGTCAGAATATCGCTCAACTTTTCGAAATGCTCGGGCTGGTCGAAAAATCGCGTCAGGCTTTCGAGCAACAGTTCGGACTTGGCCATTGTCCTAGATGCGTTTCATTTTTTTAAGAACCAAAAATGCAACGAGTCCGACGACGATCGTCCACCCCACCTTGTGATCCATGCGTCCGTACGCCTCTTGGAGCTGTGTATCCTGTGCGTATTCCGCCTTGTAGCCAGGCGGCTTGAACGGCAGCCAAAAGTACTGGCCGAGCGGAATCAGTGTCGGACCGAGCGCCGGCGTGCACTTGTAGGCCCAATCGTACCATGCGAGCGCAATGTACGGGAACCACAAGAGAAACAAGAGGACGTACGGGTTTTTCTGTGGCAGATACCAATAACCACCCGCGAGCACGAGCGTAAAAATGACACATTTGATGTTAAACTTGAACGGGTAGCCTGGAAACAAACCACCGGCCATTTAATTTATGGTCATAAATTAATATGAGTCTCCGAAACCTGGCATGGGCCACAGTCAGTCGAAATGTCGTGCCGACGATGAGTCGCGGCAATCTGCGGTCGCTCCTGAGCTATCCCTACGTGAACGCAACTGAAAACAGACGTCGCGTGATTACGAATCAACTGAATGCCCGAAACAGACTGAATGAATTTCGCCGCCTGCGCAACAATCTGACTCGTCAGATAAAGTACCGGCGCGAAACCGGACAACCGAGAAACAACAAGTTGGCAAACAAGCTGTACTTTATCGAGAAGGAACTCTTTGGACAAAGACGCGCGAATATGATGCGACAAAAGAGAAATCGTTAA